CCGCGACCACGGAACAGGCCGTGATTATGCTGGCATCGCATTTTTATGAGTCCCGTGACGGCTCCACAGGCGGTTTCTTTGCCGACAATGTGCAAGCCGGACAGCAGGTCTGGAACACGGTCAATCTTCTGTTACGGCTCGACCGGGAATGGAAGGTGTGACATGAGTTTCGGAAAAATGGACACCTTCATCGACATCGTTGTTCTGAAAAAGAGCAAGGATGCAGAAGGGTTTGCAACTACAACCTATGACGCAGTCGCATCGGTACGGGCTTATCGGGAAGGACGGCACGGTTCCCAGAGATGGGCAAATCTTGCCGTCTTTTCTGAGGCCACAGATCTGTTCCGTTTCCGCACCATCCCTGGTCTGACCATCACCACCGACCACGTCATTATGACTGGCGGTGAGACTTTCGACATCACCTCCGTAGAGGACGTGAAAGGCCGTGGAATGTATGTGGAAGTTCTGGCAAAAAAGGTGGTGGCGACCAATGGCAAAGGTTGACATCAAAATGCCGGAGGAATTTCTGCTGAAAATGTCCCGTCTGGGCAGCAACTTCGATACTGTTGCCGAGTCCGTCCTTGAGGCAGGTGGTGATGTGGTCTTGCAGAAGACCCGTGCCACCTTATCCTCCGTTGTGGGCTCCGGCACGAAATACGAGTCCCGCTCTACTGGTGAGTTGGAAGCATCGTTGGGTCTGTCGCCTGTAAAGGCAGACAAAAACGGTAATCACAACATCAAGTTAGGTTTTGCTGAACCCCGCCGTGACGGAACGAGCAACGCAAAGCTGGCAAATATCCTGGAATATGGAAAGCACGGTCAGCCTGCAAAGCCCTTTCTGAAACCTGCCAAAAATGCTTCCAAGAAGGAGTGCCAGTCAGCCATGCAGCGGAAATTTGAAGAGGAGGTCAAAAAGATATGAGTGTACTTGCGGATATCCAGTCGGCGCTTTCCAACTTGGGTATCCCCATCGAAACAGGCGTGTTCACAGACAAAGCCCCTGCGAAATATATCGTGGTGGTGCCTCTTGCGGACAGCTTCGACCTCCACGCAGACAACGCTCCCGGCTGTGATGTGCAGGAAGCTCGTATTTCATTATATGCCCAGGGCAGCTACACGAAAGATAAAAATGCCATCGTGAAAGCACTCCTGGCTGCGGAACTTACCATAACTGACCGCAGATACATCGGTTATGAAAATGATACAGGCTACCACCACTATGCTGTGGATGTAGCCCAATACTACGAAATGGAGGAATAATCAATGGCTACGATTGGTCTTGATAAACTGTACTACGCCAAGATCACCGAGGACGATGAAGGCAATGAAAGCTATGCCACCCCGGTGCAGTTGGCAAAGGCGATGACCGCCGACCTCTCCGTGGAACTGGCAGAGGCTACGCTTTATGCCGATGACGGCGCTGCCGAAATCGTGAAGGAATTTAAGTCCGGCACCCTCTCCCTGGGTGTGGATGAAATCGGTGGAGCAGCCGCATCCGATCTTACCGGGGCGACCATCGACAATAACGGTGTTGTGGTTTCTGCCGCCGAGGATAACGGCACTCCCGTTGCAGTAGGCTTCCGTGCCAAGAAATCCAACGGCAAGTACAAGTATTTTTGGCTGTACCGTGTGAAGTTCGGTATTCCCGCTACGGCGCTTGCCACCAAGGGTGACAGCATCACTTTCAGCACTCCCACCATTGAAGGCACGATCCTGCGTCGTAATAAGGTGGATGCCAAGGGCAAGCATCCCTGGAAGGCAGAGGCTACCGAGGGTGACACCGCTGTGACCGCCGACACCATCACCAACTGGTATAAGCAGGTGTACGAGCCTACTTATACTGCACAGACCGCTGAATAAGGAGGACTACTGTTATGTATGAAGATCGTGCTTCTGTAATCAACATCGGCGGTGAGGAATACACCTTGCTGCTCTCCACCAAGGCTACCAAGGAAATCGCCGGTCGTTACGGCGGTCTGGAAAACCTGGGTGACCACCTTATGAAATCCGAGAATTTTGAGATGGCCATCGGTGAGATCGTATGGCTCATCACCCTCCTGGCAAACCAGTCCATCCTGGTTCACAATCTCAAAAACAAGGATAATAAGCGCGAACTGCTCACCGAGGAGATGGTGGAACTGCTCACGGTCCCCGCAGATCTCGCAACCTATAAAACTGCCATTATGGATGCCTTGCTCAAGGGTACCAAGCGCAACATCGAAAGCGAGGCAGACGCAAAAAACGCAGCGGTCGAGTAAGTGACGAAGAGTTATTTACTCGACTTCTTTATTACGGCATCGGTCAGCTTCACCTGTCATGGGATGAGGTTTGGCTGATGCCGTTTGGCTTGCTCCTCGACCTCTGGGAGTGCCATAAGCAATACAACGGTATCGCAAAACCGAAACGGGAGCATTTCATCGACGATATCATCCCGGACGGAATCTAAAGGAAAGGCGGTGGTGATATGGCAGATGATTTTGGCTTAAAAATCGGTCTTGAGGGTGAAAAGGAATTCAAGAAGGCTCTGACGGAAATCAACCAGTCCTTCAAAGTTCTCGGCTCAGAAATGAAACTGGTCGAGTCCCAATTCAGCAAGAATGATAGTTCTGCCGAAGCCCTCGCCGCAAGGCACCGGGTTCTGACCGATCAGGTCGAAGCCCAAAGAAAAAAGGTAGAGATGCTGAAACAGGCACTCGCCAATGCCGCCGAGTCCTTTGGTGAGAACGACCGCCGAACCCAGGCATGGCAGATTCAGTTGAACAACGCCCAAGCCGCCCTCAACGGCATGGAGCGTGAACTGGCTGACAATGAATCCGCTATGGATGCCCTGGGCAAGGAAATGGATGACACCGGCGATTCCGCAGATGACCTGGAAGAGGAACTGGATGATGCCGGAGATGCCGCCGATGACAGTGAGGGTAAGTTCTCCAAGTTGGGCGGCACTCTGAAAACAGTCGGTATGGCTATGGGTGCAGTGGTTGCTGCCGCCGCAGCCGCCGCTGTTTCCCTTGGCAAGGCCGTGGTCGAGGCATACGGCGAGTATGAGCAGTTGGTCGGTGGTATCGACACCCTGTTCAAAGACTCTTCTGCCATGATGCAGGAGTATGCAAGTAACGCATATAAAACCGCCGGTATGTCTGCCAACGACTATATGTCCACGGTCACATCCTTCTCCGCATCGCTGATCCAGTCCCTGGGCGGTGACACCGAGGCTGCTGTGAAGTATGCGGATATGGCTATCACCGACATGGCGGACAACGCCAATAAGATGGGTACGGACATCGGACTCATCCAAAACGCATACCAGGGCTTTGCAAAGCAAAATTATACGATGTTGGATAACCTCAAGCTGGGCTACGGCGGTACCAAGACCGAAATGGAGCGGTTGCTTGCCGATGCCCAGGCCATTTCCGGCATCGAGTACGACATCAGTTCCTACGCAGATGTGGTCGAGGCAATCCACGTCATCCAAGAGAGTATGGGTGTTGCCGGTGCCACCGCTGCCGAAGCCGAGCATACCATCGAGGGTTCTATGAACTCCATGAAGGCTGCGATTGATAACCTTATCGTGGGCTTCGGTAATGCGGATGCTGACATTGAGCAGCTCTGTGCCAATGTGGTGGATGCCTTCCAGGATGTACTGACCAACATTACTCCTATCATTGAAAACATCATCTCGGCGCTCCCAACGGCGCTGAACGCTCTGTTGGAAACGGTGGTGGAACTGCTGCCCACACTTCTGGAAACCATCGTTGACCTGTTCAGCCAGGTGCTGAACACGCTGCTGACCCTACTGCCGGAACTAATCCCGGTGGTCATTGAAGCAGTTCTGACCATTGTTAATACGCTGATTGAGAATCTGCCTCTATTGGTGGAAGCCGCAATTCAGATCGTGATGTCCCTGGTTCAGGGCATTGCCACGGCTCTGCCTACGCTGATTCCCACGGCGGTACAAGCGGTCATTACCATTGTGCAGAGTCTGATCGACAGCCTTCCGATGATTTTGGACGCAGCCCTTCAGCTTATTACGGGTCTTGCAGATGGTCTGCTTGCCGCCATCCCTGTGCTGATTGCGGCGCTGCCGGAAATCATCTTGAGCATCATCAATTTTATTCTTGATGCCATTCCGCAGATCATTGAAACGGGCATTCAGCTGCTGACCTCTTTGGTGGCGGCTCTGCCCGAAATCATTACTGCTATTGTGGAGGCTATCCCGCAAATCATCAGCGGTATCATCGAGGCTGTCCTTAGTGCCATTCCCCAAATCATCCAGGCAGGTATCGACCTGCTGATTTCTTTGGTAAAGGCGCTACCGCAGATTATTACCACGATTGTCAATGCCATCCCGGATATCATCACGGGTATCGTTAATGCGGTCATCAACAACATTCCTCTGATCGTGCAGGCCGGTATTGATCTTCTGACTTCGCTCATCAAAAACCTGCCGACCATCATCGTGGAAATCGTCAAGGCCGTTCCGCAGATTATTACGGGTATCGTCAACGCCCTGGGCAAGGGTGTATCCCAGCTTGCCGATGTGGGTAAGAACCTGGTCAAGGGTCTGTGGGAAGGTATCCAGTCCTTGGCATCCTGGCTTTGGAACAAGGTGTCCGGGTGGATTTCTTCTATCTGGGACGGCATCTGCGACTTCTTCGGTATCCATTCGCCTTCGGATGAGATGGCTTGGATTGGTGAAATGCTCGTAGAGGGTCTTGCCGGGTCCATTAAGGATAACGGCAAGGACGCGGTCAAAGCTGCCGAGGGTATGAGTTCTGATATCAACGATGTGATGCACGGACTTGCCAAGGATATGGAGACCGCTCTGCCTACCGACTTCAATGTGGATGGTAATGTCCACGGCACCGTTAGCGGTGGTATCGTAGACTCTGCAAAGGTCAGCGGTCTACAGCTGGTGCTGAACATTACCAACTTCAACAACTATACCAATGAAGATATCCATCAGCTGACCAATGAAATCATGGTCACCGCAGGACAGTTTGCGAAACGGAAAGGAGTGGTTTTTGCGTGAATTATTTTGTGTATAAGGGTATCCGCTCCTGTGATATGGGCATTCGCATCGAAAGCAAGAATGTCTTTTCCGCACCGGAATTTGAGGTGGACTTTCTCTCCATTCCCGGCAGAGATGGTGACCTCATTTCCGGTAGCGGTCGTTTCCCCAATGTACAGGTGACCTATTCCGTGTTCATTCCTGCAAAGACCATCTCCGAGCTGTCGCAGAAAATTACGGCGGTAAAGGGCTGGCTCTATTCTGGGCTGAATGCTTACCACGAACTGTCCGACACCTACGATACAGAGTTCACCCGTAAGGCTGTGTTCGCAGGAAAGCTGGACATCGAGGATCAAATGAATCGAATAGGTATCTTTACCATCAGCTTTTCCTGCCAGCCTTTCCGATATTCTGCGGAAGGTCAGCAGAGTGTTATGGTCGCAAACGGCGGTATAATCACGAATCCGTACTCCTTTGTCAGCAAGCCTATAATGACCTTTACCGGGAGCGGTGCGGGTACGCTGACCATCCAGTCGGCTGATTCCAATGCAACATGGACGCTTTCGGATGTGGATGGTCTTACTATTGATTCCGATCAGATGCTCTGCTACTGCGGAACAGAATCTAAGAACGACACCGTTTCGGGAGATGGTTTCCCGCTGTTATATCCGGGTGATAACATCTTCACCTTCACCGGGGACATTACGGCGGTGGCAGTTCTTCCGAGGTGGTGTTCGATATGATTCCGGTACTGTATAAAGCGAATGCCACCAACTTTACCACATTCGGCATCGGTGTTCTAAAGGAATGCACCTCTTGCGAGGTTACAGAGGAACGTAATGGCGCCTATGAATGTGTTTTCAAATATCCCATTTCGGGACCTATGTATAAAGACCTGGCTACGGAGCGGATCGTCAAGGCAAAGCCCAACGATACTGCCACCGACCAGGCTTTCCGCATTTATCGCATTTCCACACCAATAAACGGAGAGGTCACGGTCTATGCCCAGCATATCAGCTATGACCTTTCCAATGTGGCTGCGCTGCAATGGTCGGATACCCAAATCTCCGCGCCCTTGGCGATGGAGAAGGTGTTCACCAATACCGCCACAGCCCACAACTTTACCTGTCAGACCGACTATTCCTCGGCAAAAGCATTCTCGGTGGCAAAGCCCCAGAGTGTTCGAGCCTGTTTGGGTGGTGTGGCGGGGTCTTTCCTGGATTTGTGGGGTGGCGAGTACGAGTGGGACAACTTCAAGGTCATCCACCACCAGGGACGCGGTCAGCATACGGGTGTTGTGATCGAATACGGAAAGAACCTCACGGATTTGGAGCATGACAATGAAAACACCGATGTCTATACCGACCTTCTGCCATACGCCATTGTGACGGCAGCGGACGGCACAGAAACGGCACTCACGCTGCCGGAGGTGCTTCTGCCCATATCGGATACCGCCCTGGTGCAGCGGAAAACCCTCATCCGGGACTTTACTTCCTATTTCGATGATGAAAACCCGCCGACTGAGGACGGACTCCGCGCCTATGCCAATAACTACCTCAAAAACAACCCGCTCGGAACTGCCGTGCCGACGCTGACCGTTGCTTTTGAACCGCTCTGGAAACAGCCGGATTATGCCGCTGTACTGGAGCGTGTTTCTTTGTGCGACACCGTCACCATCCGGCACAGCGGCCTGGGCATCACCGCCAAGGCGAAGGTCATCACCACGATCTATGACACCCTGGCAGAAAAGTATGTGTCCATCACCCTTGGTTCGGCAAAAGCCAATCTGCTGAACAATGTGTCCTCGGCAGAGGCAGCCGCCGCTGAAGCCACTGAAAAGGTTGACCGTTTCCCGGTATTGATGAACACCGCTATCAAGAATGCCACGGGGCTGATCACCGGGCAGACGGGTGGCTATGTGGTCATCCATACAGCAACGGACACCGGGCAGCCTTATGAACTGCTGATCCTGGACGCGCCGTCCGTTGAAGAAGCGGTCAATGTGTGGCGCTGGAATGTGGGCGGCTTGGGTTTCAGCAGCAACGGCTACAACGGACCCTATGAAACCGCAATCACCGCTGACGGTCAGATCGTTGCCGACTTCATTACCTCCGGCACCCTGGTGGCAAACATCATCAAGGCAGGTGTCCTGCAATCCCAGGACGGCTCATCCTATTGGGACTTGGAAACTGGTGAAGTCGTTCTACGCGCTTATGCGACCACTGAGAGCGTTGACTCTGTTTCAGACCGGGTTGCCACCATTGAAGAACAGAAAATGTACCGCATGGTCATTTCCTCTTCAAACGGAAACATCTTCAAAAACGGCGTTATCAACACCACACTGTATGCCACGGTTTTCTCCTGGGACGAGAATGTGACCGACACTCTCGACCCTAACCAGTTCATTTGGACCCGTGTTTCGGACGATACTGCCGCCGATGTCGTTTGGAACGCAGACCACGCAGGCGGCACAAAATCCATCGATATTACCTCCGATGATGTCAAGGTAAGGGCGACCTTCTTCTGCGACCTCATCGATACCACTACAAGAAACAGTCTTTTAGGCTGAGAATAGGAGTTTTTTCTATGAGCAAAGCACAAGGTCAGTTTACGATCATTGACTACAATGACGCCCTAACCCTTACCGGGTACATCGGTTCCAGTCTTGCCAAGACGCAGATGTATAACCCGGACAACAACACCTACACGCCCGACTGGTCGGATACCAACCTGGTTCTGACTCCCAGCCTGTATGTCATTGGCACCACCACCGATCAGATCACTTCCTCCCAGGTGACCTCTGTTAAGTGGTACATCGGCAGTTCCACCACAGCGATTACCACCTCCGGCGCCTATGCACTCAGTGGCACCAAGAGTCATATCCTTACCATCAAGGACAATGTGATGGCGGGTCTGCCCGGCATCGATTACCGCTGCGTCATTACCTACAAGGATGACTCCACTGGGTTGTCCATTACGCATCCGCTGACCATTTCCTTCAGCCGAGTAGTCAACGGTTCCGGCATTACCGATCTGCTTGTCAGCACTCCTTTGGGTAATGTGTTCAAGAACAGCGAGGTTGCCACCTTGACCGCTGTTGCGGAACTGTGGCGCGGTTCTACTGTGGATACCACCAAAGTGACCTACAAGTGGGCAATTATGGACTCCACAGTCACCGCTACCACATCCTCCGGCTACGATGCCGACTTTGGCACCGGCTGGCGAAAGCTGTCCGATACCACGGGTATGTACACTGGCACCACCACGGCAACCATCACCGTCTATGCTTCAGCCGTTGATAGTTATGCAGTGTTCCGCTGCGTAGCTACCGACTCCGATTCCACTTCTGCGACTTACAATTCCGATTTTACGGATGTGGCGACCTTCATCGATAACTCCGACCCCATCCAGGTGGTGGTTACCTCCACGGGTGGTGACGTGTTCAAGAACGGCGAGGGTTCCACAGTTTTGACCGCAGTTGTTTACCAGGCAGGTATGGAAATCGATACTGAGGGCAACGGTACTTATACCTGGACGAAGTATGACAAGGATGGTGCTATCGATACCACTTGGGGTACTTCTGGCAGCAAGACCGGAAAGACCCTGTCCGTGTCCAACACCGATGTGGACACCAAGGCAACCTTTATGGTCGTTGTAAGCCTGTAAAGGGGTGATTTCCATGACGGCTGTCGCACAGTACACCATTACTCGTATCAATGATGTCATCACATCCGACACGCCGCCGGAGAACCCTTATCTGGGTATGCTGTGGGTCAACACCGCTACTGTACCCCCGGAAACAATGGTGTGGGATGGACAGGGTTGGGTCTTGGAGAATGATCTCGACAAGCTCCGGGAGACCGTGTCCACCCACACCACCAAATTCGGTGAGTTTCAGAGCAGCGTTGACGGTCTGAACTCCTATGTCGG